CGCACAATTCACTACACAAACACATGACAATTCACAACCCCTACGTCAACACTCTCGTCGAAATGGGTTACGACGAAGCAGACTGCCAAATGGTAGCAAATGCAGGTGTTGATTCTACCTATCCTCGCACTATTCATGGTCGAGTTTTTAACACTGAAGCAGAGTACAAAGAGGCACTCGCAGACTTCCTCAATGGCATGTAATTCTCCCCTTTAACTATCAACAATTTGTGCCACATGTATTAGTGTCACAATAAATGAGCACAACCCATAAAATCCTGTATTGTATAGAAGTGGTCAAGAGAGACCACACTCTCACCCCAAACATTTCAGATCCATGCGTAAGATCGAACAACAGATGAATGATGCCATTTCTAACAACGTGAACTGGCAATCTGCAAACACCAGTGTTCAACTTCTTGAGAATGGTGACTCTGCTGTATATCTCCATGGCAACCATATTGCAACAGTTGGTGAAACTACAATTCAAATCTTTGATGGTGGTTGGCGTTCAAATACTACCAAATCACGTCTCAATGCTATTCTTCAAAAGCATGGAATCATTGGTGAGAAAGTATTTCAAAAAGCAGGAGAATGGTTCATTTGTTATTACAAAGGTATCGTAGGTGAGGAAGGATATGTGACTGTACCTTTCGTCTCTGGTATGACTCTTGCCTGAGTAATTTGATAGTCCTGAGTATGACTTAAAACTGCTCAACTTCCCCCAACAAACTAACACAAACTCAATGTCTTTTACTGATCGTGATCTCTACATTGGTGCTCTTCAAGGTGCTAAGAATGGAAACGAAATGCTTGAAATTCTGAGTATTATCTTTGGAGATAATGAGTCTGAATCTGTTACTCCTACCAGTCAACCTATTGACTTCTGATGTAACAAATGTCCAGAAGGAAGTATCTTACTTTCAAACCATTTAACTCCAAGAAAGTGAAACTCATTGGACTCATCTTCGCTGTTTCATTCTTTGTTTTTCCTGGCGTTCGTTACAACACTGGCGAAGCATTTCACATCGCTGGTGACTTAATTCAACGAACAACACGATAGTTCAGTATAGATGAAAGGAGGGCAAAAAACCCTCCTTTTTTGTGCAAATATATAAAGATTACCCTTTTTTTATATAATAAATGTATTTTTAAATATAATTGAGTGTTTTATTCGTTTATGCTTATTGACGCATAAAGTCCTAGAAAGCATAAAAGAATAGACGCATAAGTGTACTGAAGCACTGAACTTATGACCATTTAAATGTATTCATATGGTGATCATTTATGACCATTTAAATGTGCTGAGGTCTTGTGATCTTAGCGTGCACTCTATCACACTCGCCCCCAAATTGTCAACACCCCGCTGATAAGAATTTCCAGACATTAGGACGCAAAAATATAGCAAGTCCTCATAAATACACTGAAGAATATTGACAGTCCCTCTCTGTTATTCTATACTAGGAAAGTATTCTCTCAGGGAGCAATCATGCCTGCTATCTATCACCAAGCACAGAAGAGTAAGTATCGCATTACTCTAGAGATTGAAGCACTTGATGACTTTAATCCTCATCAAATTAAGTGGGAAGAGTTATTCGATTTACAGGGCAATGAGAAGTGCGAAGCGTATATCGAAGACCTCTCAAATCCTGGTCGTTGGTGATAAGAATAGAGCACGTTTTTCTGAGAATAGGGAGAATAGTGGACAGTGTGATTGGTGGCACATGAAATAGGCATGGGCGTCATAATGGTCTATTGTACATACATCGAGAGGGAAACACATTCCACTCGACGTTAACACAAACCTCCAGTTAATCATGACCACTTCCACTTATAATGGTTGGGCAAATTACGAGACCTGGAATGTTGTTCTGTGGATTCAGAATGATGAGGGTTTGTGTAACCTTGCAAAGCAGTGTGCAAACTATCAAGAACTCGTCAATCTTCTGTATGATTGTGGGTCAACAGAAACGCCTGATGGTGTTAAGTGGGACGACTCAAAGATTGATGGTCTGGCAGTCAACGGAGCGATGAAAGATCAGTGACTTAAGTATCACAAACCTCGTCCAACATTCACCCACCATTCGTTACATCATGTCCCAGAAATTGAGCGCCTCTATCTATCGTCAACTCTTCACTGATTCGCAGTGGGATGCTATCAGTTCCGCATTGAAAGATTACGCAGATTATGGTGATGAAGAGGCAACGATTGCAGACGAGATTGATGCAAAAATCAGCACCATATTTCGTCTGACTGAGTGATGCTTACTCGTGGGGGCAGTTCGTTATACTTTACCCCCACACCAGTTCGTATTACTAACCATCGAACTTTTCAGTGGTCAGTAATGCAAACTCTTGTTTAATTCTTTACATCAGCAATTAAATGTGGTATGATATTAGTATAAACCAGTGATTACGATTAGTTCGTTATTCGTTATAGACAGTATTATTATTGGGGGGTTATTATAATAAGCGAAGCGATGCCCCCCTTATAAAAATAGCTAACTACCCTAACCTACAGAGGTGACAAATCGAGAGAGATATATCACTCTCATAAAAAAATTCCGGAGTGATATATAAAGTGCTCCAAGGTTTAAGGAGACTGGAAAAAAATCCCGGAGAAAATTATGCCCCATAGAGAAAAAATGTATCACATCTATGCAAAGGATAGATGTATATTTCATTCATTAAAAGAGGATGAATTTCGAAGGACATGGAATCAACTCAATAGTATGGTTGGTCTTATGAAGACTGATTATATTGTTGAGGATTTAACGTATGAGGAAGTATTTCCATTAATGGAATCAAATGGACCCGCAGGGGATTCTTCATTTTAGGTAAGTACCTTGACAGGGTATAGATAGACTGTTAAAATTGAACTGAAGTCAATTCAAACTTATGGCAAAAGGATTTACTGTAAAAGCTGCGACACCTCAGAAGGCAGAGGACTGGGATATTGCAGCAATTAAAGAACGTATGCGAGGGAAGACAATTGTATTTTGTCTTCCTGGGCGTGGGTGTTCTTTCATCTTTCTGAAGAACTTTGTACAACTGTGCTTTGATATGGTACAGAATGGAATGAGTATTCAGATTAGTCAAGATTACTCTTCGATGGTTAACTTTGCACGTTGTAAGTGTTTAGGTGCAAATGTACTTCGAGGACCGAATCAGATTCCTTGGGATGGTAAACTGGAATATGATTATCAATTGTGGATTGATAGTGATATTGTATTTGACACTAACAAGTTCTGGCAGTTATGTGATCTTGCTATCTCTGAAGATGGCACAGAACGTGAAATCACTGCTGGGTGGTATGCTACAGAGGATGGACACACAACTTCTGTCGCACACTGGTTAGAGGAGGATGATTTCCGTAAGAATGGTGGAGTGATGAATCACGAAACTGTCGATTCCATTCAGAAGCGTCGTAAACCATTTACTGTTGACTACACAGGATTTGGTTGGGTACTGATTAAGAAAGGAGTCTTTGAGAATCTGGAATATCCTTGGTTTGCTCCTAAGATGCAAGTCTTTGAGAGTGGGAATGTTCAGGACATGTGCGGTGAGGATGTCTCATTCTGTCTTGATGCTAAGGAGAAAGGATTTGATATTTGGTGTGACCCTCGTATTCGTGTGGGTCATGAAAAAACTCGTATTATTTGATCTAGGAGGTTATTGAAGATGGCTAAAGGTATGATGAAGGGTGGGGGTTATACTCCCGGAAAACCTAAAAAGACTCGTCAAGGCCGCTCGCAAAATACGTTGTTGTCAGCAACGTCTCGTAATGGTCGTAAGAAAAGGTATCGTGGGCAGGGTAAATAATAACAGTTACATTTGATTAATGTCTGCACTTATTTGTAACCTACCTTCAGTTGAAGTATGGGTACGAAAAGAATATCTAACTGATCATCAAAGTGGTCATGGAGAATTCGTAAAAGGCGTCTGGGTATCGGCTAAGTCGATTCCTGGACGCACTTTTTATTTTGAGACATATTTACCAGAATATGCTGCGATGTATGATAAACTACCTATCAGCGCGTTTCTCTCGTCTCCGACGCTTCCAGACCCTGATATGGACCTTCCTAACCTACAGTTCTGGAACTGTATGGATTATGGTGTAGTTGCTGTTCAGAAGCAATTTATTGGTAGTATGGACTATGAATTATATACAAGAGACTTTGGTATTCAGAAAGGTACATATGTTTGTACTTTAGATAATTATCACCAAGACATTAATGCGATTGATTGCTATACTTCAGAGAATCCAGCAGAACATAAGTCTCACAATCTAATTGAATTGAATAATGGACAGTATGCACTCTATCCAAATAATAGAATGCGTATCTTTGATAATAGTTTGACACCTGTTGAACCAAAGATGCCTGACTTCAAGGTATCCACTCGTTATTATCAAGTTGAGAATGGTTTTGAACGACTTGGAATGGGTCGTGAGGATGAGTATTTCTGGAAAACTGCTAAAGAACGGGATAGTAACCCCGAAAAAAGTTCTGATTAAATTAATCAGGAGTAAAAAATGCATGATTTCTTAGACAATCTAGCAAATCATCAACATCAAAAAATGCTTCGTGAGATTGCTCACGATGATTTAACACCTAAAAAGCACGATTTTGCAATTCAAAATGAAATTCATGAAAAAATTCGTAATGATGATGATTATGATGACTGGGAGTATGGTACTGAACCAACCTATGGATCAATAAAAGGATAATAAATAAGGTAGAATTATAATATTTCATGCCTTTAGAGAGGGTAAGTCAGGGTTTCAAAGATATCAGTATGACTTTTCAGAGGAATCCTCTGACTAGAGACCTGCTTGCACTCAAAAATGAGAATGCAATTGCTAGATCTATTCGCAACATTGTTTTTACTGTTCCTGGAGAGAAATTTTTTAGTCAAAGATTTGGATCAAGGATTTCAGAATCTCTATTTGAAAATGTTGATAATATTTCTGCAATTGCAATTGTTGATGAAATACGACAATCAATCACAAATTATGAACCAAGAGTAAGATTGATCGATGTAAATGCATATCCAGACTTTGATAATAATTCATTTGATGTCAATATTACATATCAAATTATTGGAGCAGATGTTCCTGCTCAAGAATTACAATTTGTTTTGCAACCAACTAGGTAAAAATGCCACTAGTCAACTTTTCTAACCTAGATTTCAATCAGGTTAAACAATCCCTGAGAGATTATCTACAGGCAAACTCAAATTTTACTGACTACGATTTTGAAGGATCTAATCTTTCAACGATTCTTGACGTATTGGCTTACAATACGTACATCACTTCATATAATGCAAGCATGGTTGCAAATGAAGTGTTCATTGATAGTGCGACTTTAAGAGAAAATGTTGTTTCTCTAGCAAGAAATATTGGATATCTGCCACGTTCAAGGAAAGCAGCTTCAGCAACTATCAGTTTTTTCGTTAATACGAACAATATTACACCAACTCCAGCATCAATTACACTTAGAAGAGGTCCTGTTATTGCCTCTGCAGGCAGTTTTGGTGGACAATCTCTGATTTTTTCGATTGTAGATGATATTACAGTTCCTGTTTTTAATGGAATTGCTAGTTTTAACGATATTCCAGTCTATGAGGGAACACTTTTAACCTCAAATTTCACCTATAGTTCAAGAAATCCAAATCAAAAGTTCATTTTACCTAACTCTGGCATTGATACCGACTTAATTAGTGTTACTGTTAAGAATAATCAGCAGTCAACGTCTCAAGTTAAGTACAATTTACAGCAAAATTTACTTGATATTGACTCAAACTCAAAAGTTTTCTATCTTCAAGAGATAGAAAATGAAAGATATGAGATTTTCTTTGGTGATGGAGTCTTTGGAAAGGCATTAGAAGAAGGAAATTTCATTACAGTCAACTACATTACGTCAAGTGGGGACACTGCAAACGGTGCAAATCAATTTACCTTCTCTGGAAGACTTACTTACACCAGAAATTCAGTAGAATATACGGTAACTTCAGGAATTTCTCTTATTACGACCATCTCTCCTGCAACTGGAGGAGAAAATATTGAGTCTGTGGACTCAATTCGTAAGTTTGCACCAAAGGTTTACGCTGCACAGAACAGAGCAGTGACTCCAAATGACTATGAAACGCTAATTCCATCAAAAATCTTTCCACAAACAGAGTCAATCTCAGTATTTGGTGGAGAAGAGTTAGTTCCTCCTCAGTATGGAAAGGTTTTCATCAGTATTAAACCCAGAACTGGCGATTTTCTCTCAAATTTGGCAAAAGAGGACATTAAGTTAAAACTTAAAAAGTATTCTGTTGCTGGAATTGTTCCAGAAATCCTAGATCTCAAATATTTGTATGTTGAAGTAGACTCAAAGGTTTATTATAACAGCAATCTTGCACCTTCAAGTGCTTATGTCTCAAGTCTTGTTCAAAATAATTCTAATAAGTACGCAGAATCTTCAGAATTGAACAAATATGGAGCAAGATTCAAGTATAGTAAGTTTTTGAATATCATTGACAACAGTCATGAATCCATTACATCGAATATTACGACTGTTAATATAAGAAGAGACCTAAGAGTTGTTTTGAATACTTTTGCAGAGTATTCAATTGGTTTTGGAAATGAGTTTTATGTGAAATATATGGATGGTTACAATATTAAGACCTCTGCATTCAGAATTAGTGGTCTCCAACAAGATGTATATCTTTCAGATATACCAAATACTGACAGAATCACTGGTTCTCTATTTTTATTCACTCTTCCATCAGAAAATTCACAAAGTCCAACTATTGTAAGACGAAATGTTGGAACTATTAACTATGCAAAGGGTGTCATAACACTGAACCCCATCAATATTTTGTCAGGAAAAGTGAAAGATGGGCAAACAATCATTGAAATTTCAACATCACCAAAATCAAATGATGTTGTCGGATTACAGGACTTGTATTTGCAACTAGATATTAATAACAGCAATTTTGAAACTATTGTGGACGAAATTTCTTCTGGACTGGATCCCTCCGCATCAAATTATGTGGTTTCATCAAGTTATCCAAATGGTAACTTGGTTCGTTCTGGAGGTAGAACAAACGGATCATCAACTACGACTACAACCAACCAAACAGTATCTAACGTAACCACAACATCTGGTTCTGGTTCATCTGGTTCATCTTACTAAGATTGTAGAATAATAAAATGTCAGAAAAAAGAGTCCAATTTAACAATATTGTCCAAAATCAACTCCCTGCTTATGTTAGGGATGATTTTCCATTAATATCAGAATTTCTGAAGCAATATTATATTGCTCAGGAGTATCAAGGTGCTCCAATTGATCTAATTCAAAATATTGACCAATATGTTAAATTAGACAAGACTACTAATTTAACAGATTCTGTGGTTTTAGGATCTGCCATTGACTTTGATGACACCACCATTACAGTAGATGCTGCAAAATCTCCTACTGGAACAAAGGGATTTCCAGATTCTTATGGATTGCTGCAAATTGACGATGAAGTTATCACATATAAAGGAAAAACTGACTTTTCTTTCACTGGATGTATTAGAGGTTTCAGTGGAATTACATCATATAAGAGCGAGAATAACCCAGAACAATTAGTATTCAAGGAAACAGAGTCTAATTCACATACTTCTGGATCTGATATTAAAAATTTGAGTACTCTTTTCCTCAAAGAGTTTTTATTGAAAACTAAAAACCAACTTATTCCTGGATTAGAGGATAGAACTCTTGCTGATGGTCTGAATCAAAACTTGTTTATCAAACAGGCCAAGGACTTTTATTTGAGCAAAGGAACAGACAGAGGATTTGAGATTCTGTTCAAGGCATTATACAATGAAGATGTAAGAATCATAAAACCATCAGATTTTCTTAGCACACCATCAAATGCACAATATAGAGTAACAAATAACATTGTTGTTGAACCAATTTTTGGAGATCCAACAAACCTTGTAAATACATCTCTCTATCAAAATCCATACGGAAAAAATATTAATAAAGCATATGCTCCAATTACCAATATTGAAGAAATTAGAGTAGGTGCGGGTAGAACTTATTACAAAATCAGACTCGATTCTGGATATAATAGAGACATTAGAGTTAAAGGTGCTGTTTATGGTGACTTTTTTGTCCAGCCAAAAACTCAAGTTATAGGCGCAGTGTCTTCTGGATCAACATCCATTACTGTTGATTCTACTGTTGGATTTGAAACCCCAGGAGAACTGTATGTAACATATAGTGACAATAGTGTTGGTGTTGTATCATATACTTCAAAATCATTGAATCAATTTTTTGATTGTACTAATGTATCCAAAACAATTGAAGATAAGACAGTAGTTGGTATTAATACATTTGCCTATGCAAATTATAATGGAGAGACTATTGAGGTAAGAATTAATTCTGTACTCAATAGCATTTCATATCCAGATAATACTTATTATTACGGAGCAGGAGATACTGCAAGAATTAAAACTCTTGGCATATCAGACAATACATTTAAAACAAACAATTGGTTCTACAACATATCACCAATTTATAATGTAGATAACATTTTATTGGTTGATAGTTCTGACGGAACATACAGAGTAAATTTAAAAGTAAATCACTTTTTTAAATTAGGTGATTCTGCATCCATCATAGGAAATGATGGTGTTGTAAAGGCAACAACAATCGTTGATATCCCATCAGAAAAGTCTGTTGTAATAAGAGGGCAGGGAAGTCTTTCTTTAACAGGGACTTATACTTTTAAGAAAAATATTCTAAAAGTATCATCAAGTTCTTTCCCACAAGCATCTTTCTATACAACAAACGTACAAAATGTATACAAAGATAAAGATGAGGACAAATATCTTGTAGCATCTCCATCAATACCTTATTATGCATCACAACCAATTGAAACCACTGATAGATCGATTAAGTTTTCTGGAACTTTCAGTGGAGACGAATTCCAAATTACAAACGTAACAGATCACGGTTTTTATACTGGAGATGCAATCTATTACACTCCACAAAAGACTACCACAAAGGTAATCAATGATTCTGGAGAAATTGAAAATATTGATTCCATCAAATCATCTTTATTTGATGAAGGATTGTATTTTGTAAAGAGAATCTCTTCGACTACAGTAAAATTTGCGAAGAGTAGAACTAACATCTATAATTCTAAATTTGTTACTTTATCTAATTCTACAACGGTAACTGATAACGTTATCAAACCATATTCGTTTAGATTTAAAACATTATCAACACAGAAACTTTTAAGAGAAATATCGACTCCTCAGGGAGATGGATCAATTTCTCCAACTACTCCAGGATTCACTGGAATTTTGGTTAACGGTGTAGAAATTTTAAATTACAAATCAAATGATTCTGTAAAGTATGGAAAGGTAGAAAAAGTTAATGTAGTTTCCCCCGGATTCAATTATGATGTTATTAATCCACCTACAGTAAACATAAGTGATTCTGTTGGTACAGGAGCGACTGGATTTGTTGCAATATCTGGATCCCTAAAAGAAATTAGATTATTGGATCCTGGATTTGATTATGAAGAGACTCCAACAGTAAGTATTACTGGAGGAAATGGTGAGGGAGCAAAAGCTTCTGTGACCATGAATCTGATTAGTCATTCCTCACTGTTTAATTCACAGACTCAAGTTGGACTTGGTTCGACTGTATCTACTATTGGATTTAGTACATATCACAAATTTAGAAATGCAGAACAGATTACTTATGTAACATCTGGACAAGCGTCTGTTGGTGGTATCACAACTGATTCGTCATATTTTGTATCTGTACAAGACTCATTTACTGTAAAACTTCATAAGACTCAAGCAGATGCTGTTGCAGGAGTCAATACTGTCAGTTTAACTTCATATGGAGTTGGTAATCAGTATCTGAGATCTGTAAACAAAAAGTCCGTAGTAGAAGCTATCAATATTGTTTCTCCAGGTTCAAATTACGAAAACAAAAAAAGAACTACTGCACCAAGCGGAATTGCAACATCAAGCAATACTATTAACATTGTTGATCATGGTTACAAATCTGGAGAGATTGTTAAGTATACTGCAGATGGAACTGCAATTGGAGGACTTACATCTGGATCTCAGTATTATCTAACAAAAGTAGATGATAATAGTTTTAAACTGTCAAATGTAAATGTTGGAGTAGGAACAACTAATAAAGATTTCTTCTATAGAACCAATCAATACACAAATCTTACTTCTGTTGGAGTAGGAACTCATAATTTCAACTATCCAGATATTTCAGTTACTCTGGTTGGAAAGGTTGGCATTTCTTCTATTGGATCTGAAACTTTCAATGCAAGAATTCAACCTGTTTTTAGAGGAGAGGTGACTTCTTTACACCTATCAAATAATGGTGTTGGGTATGGATCTTCTGAAGTTATTAATTTTGAAAGACCTCCATTAATTACATTAAATTCTGGAATCAATGCTCAAGTTCAACCAGTTGTAAACAATGGACAAATTGTTGAGGTTATTGTTTTAAATTCTGGAAGAAACTATAACTCTCCTCCAGACTTAACAATAATTGGAACAGGTGTTGGTGCAATTTTAACACCTGTTGTACAAAATGGATCTCTTACTTCTGTCACAATCATTGCTGGAGGTACAAACTATACTCAAGAGACCACTGTAAATGTGTCTTCTCCAGGGCAGGGAGTCGAGTTCCAACCACGCCTTCAGTCTTGGACAATTAACTTATTTGAAAAGAATTTTGCTAAATTCAAAGCAGATGATGGATTTATTGCAAATGGTTTAAATGAAAACTTTGGATTGCAATATTCTCATTTGTATGCACCAAGAAAATTAAGAGAGTCAATTTTTTCTGTAGACCAGGATGGAAATATTCTATATGGAAGCAGAGATCTAAAGAAAATTAATAGTATTGAAAGCCCATCTACAGATCACTCGCCAATTATTGGTTGGGCATATGATGGTCATCCAATTTATGGACCATATGGATATGCAACAAAATCTGGTGGTATAGTATCTCAAATGAAATCTGGTTATGCACTAGATTTAAAAGCAAATAGACCATCAGTTTCAATTTATCCAGAAGGATTCTTTGTTGAAGATTACACTCACAATGAAGTGAGTGATGAAAATGTTCTTGACAAAAACAATGGAAGATTCTGCGTAACTCCTGAGTTTCCAAAAGGAACTTATGCATATTTTGCCACTGTTAATACAATTTCTGCAGATTCTTCAGGACCATTCGAAAAATACAAGAGACCTGTTTTCCCATATTTGATTGGAGAAAACTATAAAAATATTCCAAACTCATTTAACTTCCAAGAAGAATCGAATCAAGATTCTATCGATTTGAGTGAGACAAATTGGTGCAGAAACACTCTTCCATACAATTTAATCGAAGGAACTTTAAATTATGAATACGTCTACATTCCAAATAAATTATCTCAAACAATTGATGTTAAAGCAGTTTCTCCTGGATCAATAAATTCTATTGGAATTAGTAGTTCTGGTGATTTATATCAAGTTGGAGACTCTGTAGTATTTGATAATACAAATACTTCTGGAGATGGTGCATCTGCTAAGGTTTCTAGAATCAAAGGAAAAACAGTAAACAACATTAGTGTAGCGAGCAGCAGCATTAGTGGTGTTGAAATTTATCCTTCAGAAACAAAGAATGAATATATTATTTTTGCAGACAATCCTCATAACTTTAAGAACCTTGATGTCATCAATGTTCTCGGACTGTCAACCACATCTTCAAAGATAGAAGGATCTTACTCGGCCGGAATCAGCAGCAATAGATTATCTGTCGTCGGAGTTGGAAGTACTTCTTCTGGAATTGGAACTGTTGGTGCAACTGGTATCGTCACTTACTTCAATGTTTCTGGAGATTTGTCATTCCCAAGTATTAGAGAAAATGACATTCTGAGTATTGAGTCTGAAAGAGTTAAAGTTCTGAATGTTGATAGAAGACTCTCAAGAATTAGAGTTTTGAGAGCAGTTGATGGAACCACAGGATCTGCACATACTGTAACAACTAGCATTATTGAAGATTCCAGAAAATTAAAAATAGATGCTGGGTTTAAGGCAGATTATGATTATAGAGTAAACAAACAAGTATATTTTGATTCATCAGAGTCTGTAGGTCTTGGAACTCTGTCTGGAGTTGGTATCGGTACAACAATATCATTCTCAAATCCAGGTACAGGTCTGACGCAGATTTTCATACCAACAAAGTCAATCTATATCAGACAACATAATTTAAAAACGGGTGATCTGCTGACATATTCTCCAGGAGATGGTAATGGAATAGTTTATAATGAAGAGAACGCTATTGGAGTTGCAAAAACATTATCAAATGGACAACAATTATTTGTTGCAAAGATAAATGATGACCTGATTGGAATTGCAACGATTAGGGTTGGATTGGATACAACTGGAACTTTTGTTGGAATTGCTAGTACATATAGAAATTCTAGAACTCTTTACTTTACTGGAGTTGGTACTGGAGTATATCATAGTTTTACCACAAATTATGATGTAATAACTGGAGAGATTACAAGAAACATTGTAACAGTTTCTACTGCTCAAACTCACGGATTAAATAACGAACATAATGTTTTTGTTGATGTTAATCCATCAATATCAACGACATTCACTGTAAAATACAATGACTACAACAGAAGACTTGTATTAAATCCAAAGTCTTTCTCTGCTGTAGGAGTTAACACCGTAAACAATACTATTTCCATTACTAATCATGGATATACAACTGGAGATAAAGTAATTCACACTTCAACATCTCCATCTGGTGGACTTGAAAATGATAAAATTTACTATATCGTTAGAGTTGATAATAATAAGTTTAAGTTATCAAATACTGATTATGATGCTAAGAAATTAACTCCATCTGTAGTTGGAATAACAAGTGCATCTATTGGAACTATTAATCCAGTAAACCCACCATTAGATGTTTATGAAAACTCAACGGTCATCTTTGATCTATCGGATTCTTCTTTATCCTATGTAAATCTTTCTACAAGATATCCTGCATTTGATTTAAATTTCTATGTTGATGAAAATTATACCAAGTCTTGGGAAAAATCAATAAATGAATCTACATTTAATGTACAAAAAACTGGAACTATTGGAGTATCAACAGATGCTAAGGTTACTCTTAGAGTAAATTCAAATATTCCAAGAACTTTATACTATAAGTTAAATCCTGTTTTTGAAAGTGATATACCTGCAGTGAAAGAGGAATCTATTGTAGACACTGAGGTTATTTCTGGATCACAAATACGTGCGAAGAAGAGTGTTTACAATGGCAAGCATCAGATTTCTGTTGCATCAACAACATCATTCACATATACTTTAAGTGAAATTCCTGAGAAAGTTTCGTATGCCTCCACAACATCAAAACTTTCATATGAAACAGATTGTACTCATGCATATGGTCCTATTGCAAGAGTTGAAATAAAGAACTCTGGTAAAAATTATTATTCAGTTCCAGGAATTACTAGTGTTACTTCTACATATGGTTCCAAAGCGATACTTGAAGCAGTTGGAACAAATATTGGTAAAATTAAGAAAACTGTAATCAATGATATTGGTTACGATTTCCCATCAGATAACACATTAAAGCCAAGCGTCAATCTCCCACAAGTAATAAAGATAACACCATTCGCATCTATTGAATCTATTGGCATTTCTTCTGTCGGTAGAGGATATACATCATCGCCAGACTTGCTTGTATTTGATGGAGAAACTAATGAATTGGTTTCTGATCTGGATTTAAAATATTCCCTTGGAGATTCTCAAGTATCGATACTTAAGAACACTTATGGAATCAATAATGTAACACCAGTAATCCTTCCAGTACATAATAGTAATGGAGTTGGAATTAGCACAATATCGTATAATACATCAACTAAAGATGTAACTGTTACATTATCTGTTGGATTTAGTACTGGAGAATCTTTCCCATTCAGTGTAAATGACAAGGTTTTGATTGAGAACGTAAGTGTTGGAGTTGGATCTACTGGAAGAGGATATAATTCTGAGGCATATAATTATAAACTGTTTACTTTGACTGCAGTAGATTCTAATATTGGAGGAATTGGAACTGTAACATATAATCTTTCAGATTATTTTACAACCAGTTCGATAACTCCTGGAAATTTTGATTCTATTAATTCTGCAGGAAGAATTGTTCCAGAAAAATACTTCCCATCATTTAATATTAAACTTACAACTAATGACTACTTACCAGAAGAAACTGTTACCTCCGATTCTGCATCAGGAATTGTAGAAAGTTGGGATACAAAAACTGGTATCTTACGAGTATCCTCTAGCGAAGATTTCTCAGTTGGAGAAGTAATCATAGGATCTTCTTCAAAAACTCAAGGTATCGCTTCGTCAATCAGATCATATGA